CGCGGGATTGGAAGGGGCCGCAGGGGCGGGCCTACAAGGGGCTGTCGAACGACCTTCCCATGCAGGCGATCATGGCGGGATGGCCGACGCCGCAGGTCGCGGACAGTTGGACGCCCTCAACGGAAGCCAGCGAGGACAGGGAGTGGAGCAAATCAAACTTGCGAGGGGCAGCATCAACGTTCAATTACAAAGGCCCAGCCCGACTAACGGCTTCTGGGGATCTGCTGATTGGCTCTTCTGCCGGGATGGAAAGTGGAGGCCAGTTGAACCCGGCACATTCCCGCTGGCTCATGGGGCTCCCTCCCGCGTGGGACGACTGCGCGGTTACGGCAATGCAATCAATGCCGAGGCGGCTCAAGCATTCATCGAAAGCGTAAAATGAGAGTGAGCAAGCAGAAGATGCCCGCTGGCGGATCTGCCAGCGATAAGCCTAGTATGTATGCCATCAGAGACGCGATCACCGCGCCGCGCAAGCAGATCGAGGTTCCGGTGATGTCCACGCATACAATGGAGCGGCGCGTCGCGATCGTCACAGTGCCGCGCGCGCCTTGGGAGGTGGAAAATGGATGATGGCTTTAAGGTTATTCTTGCGGTAGAGCTGCCAGCTATGGTGTGCCTCTAGGTCGGTCATTCTTTATTCCTTGAGCTAATTGCAGCCGCCTTCTTCTTGGCGTCTGCCTTGCTACTGGCGCCCCAGGCCATCAGGGATTTGAGCAGCCTGGTCGGCTCGCCGTCCGTGTCCCGCTCCGGCCCAGCCATGTTTCCCATACGCGCCAGGAAACTTGCGCGGCGCGGGTTGTCGCCAGACTTGACCGGAGCCTTTAGATCCGAGCCTGGGTTCTCGCGCTCATAAGAGCGACGCCCCTTTTCGTTTAGGCCGCCGCTTTCTGATTTGCCTTCCTTGCGCTGCCAAGCTGCAGACTTAGGCATTCTTCTTCTCCTTGAATGGCCCAGCCTTGCGGGTCATCAGAGAGTAAGTTTTCTTGTTGATCGTGCTGTCGTCTTTGTCACGAGACGTACCAGCTGCCTTGCGTGCGTTCATGTTGGCATATAGTCCAGGCTTCTTATTCATGGTCATCACTCCAAAATTTTAATTAACGTCATCGTACTCATAGCGAAACTTTTATGCGGCTAATCTCGCCCCGCTGTTTGTGAAACGTAATGGCCTGCATCTGCGACTGCGCCCCATACGCACTGGAGGCGGCGTGCGCATCGCGCGGTGTCACAGCCCGCAATTGCTCAACCTGGACACCGCCGATGTCCTGCATTTTGGCATGGTGCAGGTGTCCCGTAAAGTAGAAACGAAACCGCGTCCGACCCCATACCTCTGGCCACTCGCTCGCCAAGTGCATAACGAGACGCGCCGCTTTTGCCTTGTCGCCGTGGTGCGCGGCCAGCAGACACAAGCCAAATTCCATGATAAAAAAATCGCCCGAGTTTTTCTGCACCTCTATGCGCGGGTTTTCCCTGTACCGTTGGGCCATCCCCACCCGAACCGCAAGGTACGCATCTCGGTCGTGGTTGCCCTTGATTATTGATACCAGAACCGTGGCGTGCTTTGTTGCGGCCAGCTCTATGGCCGCCGTCAGCGCGTCCACGGCGGCCTCTATCGTCTGGTCAATTCGCGTGTCCACGTCTAAGACGTGGCCGCTCTGCGTTGTGTTTGTGTTGTCGTTATGGTGGAGAAAATCCCCGCCCACGAGGATCACACCAAATTTTGATGACGGCGCTGATGCAATGCAGTTTGTGATTCCGCGCACCAACCGCCGTGCGGCGATCTCTGTATTGTACGCCTCGCCCGTCTCGCCCTTATTTGCCCGCATCCCCAAATGCACGTCAAAAATAGGGTACACTGTCAGCAAATCCTCGTCGTGGGCTTGATCCTTCTGGATTTCTGGGATGGCCTTTACCCCGTCCATCGCCTCGCGGACGCGCTCAACCATGTCCTGCGCTAAATCGTCCTTTGGTAGCTTAAAATACAGGGACGCCTTTTCGGTTTTTAGCCACCCCGAATGCAGCAGATCTGCGTCCTGTAGCCCAGCCCCGTCCATCGCATCTGCAATGGCGGGGTCTATGTGCGTTTCCGCCCGTTTGATTATGCGTCGTACCTCACGCGCATCCATCCCCGTCACGCGCGCAACCTCGTTTTTGTTCCCCAATTTCTGGAACAGATCGTATATCTCGCGCTGGCGCGGCGTCATTTGCAGGCCGCGTCAATCATCATAACGAGCGTTGCGCCAGTGACGACGGAAGCGTCCCCGCCATCCTCGGCCAGCGCAGCGGCGTGTTTTGTCCGCGCAGAGGCTGTGCCGTCGCAGAGCGCGTTATTGTTTACCGCGCTCGCGCAGCCAGTCACGAAGGACAGCAGGGTCATCGCCAATATTTTTTTCAGCATCATCAATTTCCTTTCGGGTTTTGGCGTATGATTTAGCCGTATCAATGGCAGACTGTTGGCGCTGGTCGCGCCGACCGGCCATCCACGCCGCAAACAAAAGAGCAGCGATCCCTGCAAACCACATCGCGGTACGCTTGATCCACCCAAACATCAGCGGTCACCATCCGCCCACTTGCGGAGACGCTCACGCATGACCCACAGCGCGGCAAGAACAATAATCCCAGCAAACGCCAAGGCCACAATCTGGGCCGTGCCATCAAGTGCGCCCACTGCCGCTACGCCCGCGCCCGCGCCCGATACGATCTGCACGGCAGATGCCTGCATTGTGGTGGATTGCGCCACGTTATCACGCTCTGGCTCAGCCACTGTCAGCCCCGTCGCGCCCGTCTTGAACGGCGTCCCCCACGAGCGTTTTGGGCCTGTGTCGATGTGGATAAATCCCTGTTTGGGGTAATAGCCAAACCCCGTAAAGCCTACGGCGCGCGCTGCGGCCTCAAATTGTTCGGGGTCTTGGTTTTCCATGCGCACGTCAAATGCGATACCCTGCATATGCTGGCTGTTCTTTGCGCCGCCAACGGCTCGGTTATGCTCAGGGCTACGGTATGCAGACGTCAACAGCAGGGGGCGCTTTAGGTTGTCTCGTAGGGCCTGAAGCTTGTCTAGAGCGTCCTCGTTTACACCTAGCGCACCCGTACCTTTGCAGGCAATCTCGCGTGGGCTGAAACTTTTCCAGCGCCATTCAGCCTTTGGAACCTTTGAAAAGTGTGCGTACAGCTTCATTTTCCCACCTTTGCGATTAGGGCTTTGATGTCATCTCGTATTTCGGCCAGCATGGAATTGGTCTCGTTACGCGAGCGCTGGGTAGCTTCCATGTCTTCTTTGCGCTGGTTCCACAAGCGCTTGATCTCTCTGCCGTTCTCAACGCTGCCAGCCTCAAGGCGGATAAGCCACACCACCACAGCAACAAAGCTGGCGGCGATCGGCCAATAGGGGAGAAGGTTCTGCATCGTCATCGTCTCCTCAGTCTATGGGGTTTGCGGCCAAGCCACATTTTCAGGAAAACCCGCCTGCTCCGGAACTTCCCGCAGAGCTTGCCGATACGTTGCCCACGCCGATCGATCGACGGGCGCGTCTGCGACTTGTGTCCAATCAGAGGCTGCAAGTAGATAGTCACGTTCTGCCCGGATGTCTTGAGCTGTGGGCGGCTCTGGTGCTGGCGGGATAAAATTTACACCATCATACGACCAGCCAATGCCCACCCCGTTTTCGCAGGCGACACTTTCAGGCAATGCCCCCATAATGACGTTTGTGACAATTCCGTCTGTTATGATTGCGCTTTTCATGCAAATAACTCCAAGATTACGATACCTGTTCCGCCATCCCCGCCTGCGGTATTGTTAAAGCCAGCACCACCACCAGAACCTAAAAGACCAACGCCGCCCGCCACAGCAGAGAAGCGTCCAACACCGCCACCAGAAAGAAGACTAGAGCCTCCGTGACCAGAATATGCAACGTCACTTTCAGCTTTCAGCCTATGCCCACCGTGACCACCCGATGCGTTTATGTCACCACCAGAACCTACTCCACCAGTCCCACCGTTATTAGCGCCACCATTTCCGCCAGTTGCAGAGCAGAACGATCCAAAAGAAGATGAACTACCATTAGCACCATTGTTACCGCCAGCAGCACCACCATCACCACCAGCACCTACCGTTACTGTCTCTGATGCGGCAAGACTACTAGCTAGGATAAACTCCTCTGAGTAGCCACCAGCACCCCCACCGCCCGCAGCAGTAGCATTGGTAGTTGAAGATGGGCCTCGACCACCACCACCACCAGCCTGAACACGAACACGAACAGCGTTTAACCACGGGTATGTTGCTTTGCTGAACGTCCCACTTGCTGTGAATTGGACAGCACTGACGAATTGGTATGAGGGAACACCAGCAGCAGCCAGTATTCCATTAGGAAACTCAGGCGCACCAGTACCTGCACCATTAGTGATCGTGTCTACTTTAATCTGGCTCATGCTTCCAACCCTCGAACTTCCTCACGCCATACTTGACGCTGGGCAACCACCTCTGGCTTATGTTTATCATAGTCAGACAGGGCCACATAGTCAGTATCCCGCAGTAGCTGCTTGAGTTCAGCAATACGTGCATCCTTAGTGGTTTGTGCTGCCTCAGCGGCTTTCTGTTCGGCGGTCTTTAGTTTGGACAGGTCAATCATTGGGGCAACTCCAGAAGGCCATCTGCAGGGTCAAGCAGGGGGGGTGGGAAACGAGTAGCGTAAGATGCACCTGCGCCATGTGGGAGGATCAGGGTCAAGTGTAGGACACCATCAATGCGCTCTACGTCTGAGGAAAGCCATGCGCAGTCAACTGCATCTCTTGGTAGGGTAGCACCATCAGGGACTACAGAGAAGTCGTAAGCTGTGCCATTGATAGTTAGTATGTCACCAGACTTAATGACTTCCAGAGTATCATCACGGCGTTGTGGGGATAGGGTAATTTTCATTTTGTTCTCCTTTAGAACCATTGTCCAATAGCTGTTAGTCTGTTTGCAACTAGGGTTGCCGAAGTAGTTGCGGAATGATGTCTAAAGTCAACGGTTGTGGTGGTTGGGGTATCGAATGT